ACATCTCGGAATTTCATACTATGGAGGTTTACTATGAAAATCAAAATTAACAAGCGCGATGTCGTACATGGAGCTATGGAACTGATTGGGTGCATTCTCATGTTTTACGGTTACGGCAGCTGTGTTCATGACCATGGCTATAAAGCTGGATGGCACAAAGGATACAGCCAAGGTAAAAGTATGCAGTCGAATGCTACCATTGATGCCATGACTGCAATGTTCGGCGAAGATGAGGGCTGGGCAATTCTGGAGAAACTGAACGACTACTACAGAATGAAAGGCTGGACGAAGTAACTCATAAGGCACGGAGCCGTGGAGAAATCTGCGGCTCTTTGTCTTTTTATTCTAAAATAAAAGGAGAAGAACTATGAAATTGGAGCTTATTACGCCCACCGCAATGAAACAGCTGTGCGATAAACCGGTATATATCGACAGAACTGTTGACAAGGATGCTATCAAGAAAATTGTGGATGACTTTATGCTCGGCGGACTCTTTCTCATGGAGGTCAAGATTGATGATGACGAGCGCATGATTCTACGCAATATTATCCAAGCGCTGAAAGACTACATTGAGACAAATGATATTCATGCAGGAGTTCATCAGCGTCAGGAGCGTATCTTTCTCCGAAACGATACTGTACCTATCGCTTTTGCGGCAGCTTATCCGAGGGCCATCGTCAACGCATCAAAGCGAAATCGGCTGAATTTTGAAACAGAAAAGAAAATATAAGGAGAAAAACATCATGGAGGACTTAATGCTTATCCGGTCAAGCTTTATGCGCCGAATCATTTCTTCGGCTATCAACAAGGCGATTGCCAAGCAGAAGTACGGTATCAAGGTCAATCTGGATGATATTCGGGCCGAATGGTCTGATAAGGAGCAGAAGGTGAAGGTTCACCTAGAACTAGATGCTGAGATGCCGAAAGCCGACCTCATGGATATTTTGAAGAAGGCAGGAATCTGTTGACGCGAAAAAATCATGCCATCTTATGGGGATATGAAATCTCAAAATTACATTTTGGAGGCATGAAATTATGAAAAAGATGGTAAAAGTGATTCTGGTATGCACGGCAGTATTATGTGCTATTGATCAAATTATGCGTTTTACCGGTCCGTATGCTGTAGCCCATATTTGGAACGACATGGTTCTGGATGGGAATTATGCGGCCGCAGACGCAATCAATGCGAAAATCAACAGCAAATATTGCAAGCGTGACCAGAAAGTATTTAAAGTCTTTACAGACTATTTCGCCAGCCTTGGTGAAAAGATGAGAAATTGTTGATGACAGGCACAGAGCCGTGGAGAAATCTGCGGCTCTTTGTCTTTTATATTTGAAAGGAGAAACCTATGAACCTCATGAAATCCTCGTCCCGATTCCTTAAAAAGAATGGCGGGACTATTCTGGCAGTGGCGGCGTCCGTGGGTGTCATAGCTACGGCAATCGAAACCGGGCGGGCAACGACGAAGGCAAAGCATCTGCTCGCAGTGGATGAAGCTCTGCGAACGTACAACGAAGATGAGCATGGCATTGTGGAAGAGCCTCCAACAAAGAAGAAAATCGTCCAGACCTGCTGGAAAGCTTACGTTCCTGCAATGATTCTGGGCGGCGGCACCATCGTGTGCATCCTCGGCTCCAATGCACTGAACAAGAAGCAGATTGCGAGCCTGACTGCTGGCTACATGGCACTTGGAAAGGCCTATCAGGAGTATCGGCAGAAAGTGATTGAGAATTTTGGTATCGAAAAAGAAGCCGAGATTCACGATCAAATCAAAGAAGAAAAGCTTCCGGAAGTCCGTGAAAAGATGGAAGAGGAAAAGCTGCTCTGCTACGAGCCTATCTCAAAAAGATATTTCCATGCCACCGAGATCGAATTGACGGACGCTTTTTACAATGCCAATCGGTATTTTGCATTAAACGGCGAATTGTCAATGAACGATTTCACTTCCTATCTGCCGGGGTTGGACTTCACGCCAGAAGGGGATACACTGGGGTGGTGCGCAGAATACCTCGCCAATGAGTGGGAGTATTACTGGATTGACTTCAACTATTATAAGCAGACGACCGATGATGGACTGGAAGTCTACTATGTAGAAGCATTTCAGGAACCCATTAAAGAATTTCTGGATTATGATGTTATGAAACGGCATTTGGATTATAAAGGAGTTTGACATTTATGAAGAACATTAACTGGTGGAAAGTTGCATCTGTGGCAATGCTGGCAGCAAGCGCAATCATGGGCTTTGGTCATGACCTGATCGAGGATAAAAAGACCGAGGAAGACCTGCAGGATATGGTGCAGGAAGAAGTTCGCAGGCAGATGTCGGAAAAGAATCTCTAATCGCGAAAATTTCCAACGCTATTATGGAGAAATCCTAAAAGAATTGGAGGTAAAAATTATGTTCGATCGTGAATACTTCAAGCAGGTGGATTCTGTGATGCTGGGCGCCTTAAAGGTGCTGGGGCAAGCGATGCTTAGCGCACTTGATGTGTTGATCTGGTACTTGCTCCTGCAGCCGATTCGGCTCTACAGCTGGTTGACGGATGACCCTGCTCCGGTAAAAAGGAGAGGAGCATACAAAAACCGCCATTGTGCGGAGGATAGGCTCTACTAAGAAGCAAAGGGCTGTGGAGAAATCTGCGGCTCTTTCTTTTATATTTTACGGAGGTATGAAAAATGAATCTGAAAGCATTTGGCAAGAAAGTAGGAAGGGGTATTAAGAAAAACCTTCCCAAAATCCTTGTCTGCGGCAGCATTGCAGGCATGGTTACGAGCGTAGTTTTCGCCGTCAAGGCAACTCCCAAGGCGATGATCCTGCTCGATGAGAAGAAGCAGGAACTTGGCACGGAGAAGCTGGATGTGAAAACTATCGTGAAGACGGCTGCTCCGGCTTATATTCCTACGGCGATTTCCATGGTAGCATCTGCAGGCTGTATGATTGGTGCCATGAACGAGAACGACCGGCGCAATGCAGCTCTGGCGGCTGCATATTCTCTGAGCGAAAGCGCCCTGAAGCAGTATCAGGAGAAAGTCGTAGAAACCATCGGCGAGGATAAGGAGAAGGAACTTCGCCAGACCATCACCCTCGACAAAATGGCAAAGCAGCCGGAAGAAACGCCGGTTATTGTACCGGCAGCCCGCGACGCATCTTATGACCAGCTGGTCGAGTGCTATGAAAGTTTCTCTGGAAGATATTTCAAGACGACCGTAAATGCACTGGATCGGGCGATGAACGGCCTGAACAAGCAGCTCCTGAGCGATTTTCGTGTGACCCAGAATGACCTGTTCGATTATCTGGGACTGGAGCACACCAAGAACGGCGACCTTTTGGGATGGGATACGGATTCCACGCTGACCATTGAAACATTCTACAGTTCCAAGCTGGACGAGGACGGAATGCCTTGTATGGTTCTGGACTACAGCACGCCTCCGAAGTGGCTGGGGTACTGATTCGCGAAATTTTCACCGACTGTTATGGAGGTATACTCCAACATTTATATTTTAATTAAAGGAGAATCACTATGGAAAACGAAATGATGAATAGCATGGACGCTATGACTGAGAACCTGACGGATGCAATGCCGGAGGTCGATAACCTGGTGCCCAGTGTGGACGAGAACCATGCGGAGATGTCGAGCGCATCTGGTAGCTTTGGCAAGATGGCAGTATTCATGCTGGCTGGTGCCGCAGCTTACAAGGGCGCTGAGCTGCTCTGCAAGAACGTACTCGTTCCTCTGTGCTACAAGGCAAAGAACTGGATTGACAGCAAGAAGGAGAAGGACGAGCCCATTGAAGCAGAAGTGACCGAAGTGGTGGAAACCGACGAAGAATAATCTGTTGGACAGCCGCAAGGGAGCCGTGGAGAAATCTGCGGCTCTTTTATTTTTGCAAAGGAGAATAACCATGGAAAAGAAAAATGACAAAAAGTTCAACTGGAAAAAGGCTGCAGTAATCGGCGGCATCTTTGCTGTGGGTGTGGCTGTTGGCGTTGCCGGGGATAAGGCTTGCATCAAGGTGATGTTTAAGAAGCACTATCAGGATATTCTGAAGGATTACCGGCTCCATGTGGACACCGGAACCACTATCAAGGGTGTGAAAAAGGTTATCATCAGCATTACAGACAAGACGACCGGCAAGACCTTTGGCACTGCCTGGTTGCCTGAGACCGCAAAGGAAATCGGTGAAACCATCCTCCAGTACGCAGAGGAGGGTATGGCCAATGGCTAAAATCGAAATGCCTTCTAGCAGCATCAACTCTGCGGGCGAGCCTCCTAAGAAACAGCTGAAAAAGGTTACGACCGGTAAGGTGACCATCAAGCAGGAGAGCGAGATCCAGAAGCTGGCGCATAACTTTCTCGCAGAAGACCTGCAGACGATTCGCGAAAAGCTGTGGACGGATTATATTCTGCCCGGCATCAAGAACATGGTGTGCTCTGCGGTCAATATTGCACTTTTCGGTGTTGACCGTTCCCGCACCAATACGGGCGGATATTCTCAGCAGCGTAACAGCTATAGCAGCTACTACGCGAATGCAAACCAGAGCCGTCCTCCGCAGAACAACTATCGCCCGAACCGGCTGGACTGGCAGAACATCACCTTCGATAGCTATGCCGATGCAAATGATGTTTTGAACGAGATGGGCCATGCGCTCCACGAATATGGGCAGGTCACGATTGCTGATTTTTACGATGTTGTGGGAATTACCCGTGATGCTCGTGATTATCAGGACTGTAAGTATGGGTGGTATGACCTTGGGCCTGCATCTATCAAGGGCGTTCCGGGCGGTTACACTATCGTATTTCCGAAACCTGTTCCTCTGAACTAATTGAAAGGACTGATATTTTATGAAAAAGGAAGAAATCATGACTAAGGCAACGCAGATGTTGTCTAAGACTGCATTCAAGCTGAAGAAAGCAAGCCCGACCATTATGGTGGTTGGCGCTGCAATCGGTGGCGTAACTGCAACCGTTCTGGCCTGCAAGGCAACCCTGAAGGCACAGTATATTCTGGCCGAGCACAAGGCCAATATGGAGAAAATCCACGAGACCAAAGATAAGGTGGACTCCGGGGAAATTCAGCTGTCGGAAGGTGAGACTTACACGAAGGAAGACCTGACGAAGGACATCACCACGACTTACATTAAGACCGGCATGAAGCTCGCAAAGGTGTATGCACCTGCGATTGGTCTGGGCGCAGCATCTCTCGGCTGCATGTTCGGAAGTCATCATATCATGACGAAGCGGAATGCAACGCTGACGGCCGCCTACATCGCGCTGGAGCAGTCTTTCAACGGCTATAAGAACCGCGTCGCCGACCGCTTTGGCGAGCGGGTACAGCATGAACTGGAGCAGAATGTTAAGGCTGTGGAGGTCGAAACCAAGAAGGTCGATGAGAACGGTGTAGAGGAGGTCATCAAAGAGTACAAGGATATCGCTGAGCAGGCAGATGATCCATGCACTCTGATTTTCGATGAAACTGTGGACACGTGGGAGCGGGATGCCGACCTGAATCGGAACTATCTGCTCCTCATGGAGTCTGCAGCGAACAAGAAACTGCGTTCTCAGGGGCATCTGTTCCTGAATGAGGTGCTCACCATGATTGGCACGCACGGCGGTCAATCTCTGCGCACTCCTACTGGTCAGGTCGTTGGCTGGGTATACAATCCGAACGACACTTCGCTGCACAACCATGTGGATTTCGGCCTCACGAGCTTTGAATCGAGCGATGAGGCACTGAAGAGCTTCCTCCGTGGCGAGGAGCGTTCTGTCATTCTGCACTTCAACTGCGACGGCATCATCATCGACAAAATCTAACTGATATTTTGGAGGGACAAGCTATGACCAGATACGTAAAGACTCTTTCCTATGTATTTGCAGCCATGGCCGGAGTGTGCTTTGTATCCGGTCTGGCAGTCCTTTCTGAGTGAAAGGATATTTATGGACGGTTTAGAATCGGTGTTTTTATTCCTCGATTATTTGACCGACACGAAACGAAAGCGGCATCTGGTTGGAGGGGTCCTCATGAGTGTTTCGCTCTTTTTTGGAGGACTGGCCTTCACCATGATGACGATTAAAGGAGAAGAAACCAATGAAAAAACTGATGCATGATGCCTTGATATTTGTAGGCGGATTTGCTGCTGGTGTTGCCACGATGCACTTCCTGATGCGCGATACTTACAAGAAGCAGGCAGATGTGCTGGTCGAGGACGCTCGGAATCATTTTAAGCAGCGTGAGCAGGAACTGGATACGACCATCGAGCAGCGGGCAAATGAAAAGGCGTTTGATCTCGTGAGCGGCCCGTATCGTCAGGAGGAAGATTCTGAGAAGCCGACCCATGAGCCGATGGAGGCTATTGAGATTATTCCGAGCGACGAGTTCGGTAACGAGGACGATTACGAAACCAGCTTCCTGACCTACTATGCAGACGGCATCCTGACTTATGATAGTGATGGGAGCAGGGTAGAAGACATTGAAAAGGTGATTGGCCCTAAGGCTCTGGATAATTTTGGAGCAGAAGAGCCTGATCTTGTCCATGTCCGCAATCACAACTACCGGAAGGACTACGAAGTTCTGAAGGTGCGCAATAAGTATGCGGACTTGTATCCTAACTCCGGAGAGGAGTATGAATGATATTTAACGATATGACCAGTCAGTATTTTGACTGGCTGCGTGAAACGGTTTGCGGAAGATGGGAACCCAGAAACCTTTCTTTCCACAAGCTGCTTGCATTTTTATTTCAGCAAGACTTTATTCCATCCTGTGAGATGGATGCGAGTCGTGCTGAAGATGGGCGAGACCTGCGCTACCGATTCGCTCAGGAAAAAAGTATCCCATATGCAGCGTTGAACAGTGCAACGAGCGGGATGCCATGTAGTATGTTGGAGATGATGGTGGGGCTTTCCATCCGCATCGAAGAGCATATCATGGCAGATTCTGAAGCAGGAAACCGAGTGGGACAATGGTTCTGGAGCATGGTTGTCAGTCTTGGGCTGGCAGCTATGGATGATGTTCGGTTCAACGAGGGTCGCGCTCAATTTATCATCGACCGTTTCAATCAGAGAGCCTATCAGCCGAATGGAGCTGGTGGGCTTTTTACTTTAATAAGGCCGAACGTGGATATGCGACAGTTAGATATTTGGTATCAGCTGATGGCGTATCTCAACGAAAGCAACATGTGATGGTGTACGTATCGAAAATATGCATCCCGATGGAAGGTGTAATAGAGCAAGTTCTCCATGATTCCGTCGTTTTGATGCGAATTACAGCATGTAGGAATACCGAGCACATTGGTCGGCTGATTTTGGCAGACCTTAATTATTGGAGGAAAAGTAACTATGAATAACATTTATTACGAACTCGCACAGACTCAGCTGGCACTGGATGCCGCCCAGAAGGTGATTCGCCGCCAGAGGGGCAAGCTTTTCGGCAAGAACCTGCTGCTGGTAGGCACCATTGGTCTGTTCTGGACTGCCTGCAAGATGCTGGATGAAAGCGAGAAGAAGCGCAAGGCTGAAAAGGAACGCGCCGATGCTGCCGAAGCAGAACTCGCAGAGATGCAGTTTGAAAAGGACATTTGCTGCGATGGCAAGGCGAGTGTCACGAAAAAAGATGTCTGATACAGACCTCGTAGAAAGGAGGAAGTCAGTTACCAATGATTGATTTCCTGATGATTGCAACGCGCACGGGAAAACGCGGTGTAATCGAAATCTATCCCAAATTCATCATCAAAAAGTCCAAGGACTTGATGATTCGGGGTTCTGATTTCTACGCTATCTGGCTGGAAGAGCGAGGATTGTGGAGCATTGACGAACAGGATGCGCTTCAACTGATTGACCATGAACTGGATATTTACGCAAATGAGCATATGGAGCATATGGACAACTACCGAGTGCTCCACATGTGGGATGCAGAATCCGGCATGATCGACAACTGGCACAAGTATTGTCAGCGTCAAATGCGGGATAACTACCACACGCTGGATGAGCAATTGATATTTGCGAACACTCCGGTCAAAAAGGAAAGCTACGCATCCAAGAAACTTCCGTATGTGCTGGAACCTGGAAACATTGATGCCTATGATGAGCTGATGCGGACACTTTATTCTCCAGAAGAACGAGAAAAAATCGAGTGGTGTATCGGTTCTATTGTCAATGGCGATTCTAAGACGATCCAGAAGTTCATGGTTCTCTACGGTCCACCAGGCAGTGGTAAATCTACAGTGTTGAATATTATCCAGAAACTCTTTCCTGGGTATTATGCAGCGTTCGATTCTCAAGCGCTGGGTTCGGCATCCAATGCATTCTCACTGGAAGCTTTCAAAGCGAACCCTCTGATCGCAATTCAGCATGAAGGCAACTTGTCCAAAATCGAGGATAATACTCGCTTGAACTCGCTGGTATCTCATGAAACCATGATGGTCAATGAGAAATTCCGTAGCGCTTATGCCAATCAGTTCAAGAGCTTTCTGATCCTCGCCACGAACAAACCTGTCAAAATCACCGATGCGAAGTCTGGTTTAATTCGCCGCTTGATCGATGTGGTGCCAACTGGTGAGAAAGTCCCTCAGAAAAGATATTCTGAACTCTATGCCAAGACCGATTTCGAGCTGGGCGGTATTGCATGGCATTGCAGAGAGGTCTACGAGGCAAACAAACATCGATACGACGATTATATTCCGACACGAATGCTTGGTGCTTCCAATGACTTCTACAACTTCATGCTCGACCGGTACTATATCTTCAAGAAAGAAGACGGTATTTCCCTAAAGCGAGCATGGGCGATGTATGACGAGTATAACCAGCGAGCAAAGGTTGCCTATCCGTATTCGATGCGCGCATTCCGTGAGGAGCTGATGAACTACTTTGCGGACTACAAGGAACGCGCTGAAGATGTGAACGGCGAGCGAGTACGGAGTTACTACAGTGGATTCAAGGCAGACAAGTTCAAAGAATTTGCTGATCCTGCACCTGTTGAAGCGACTTTAAAAGAAGAACCATCCAAGTCATGGATTGACCTGAAACTGCAGCATTCTCTCTTTGATGATATTTGTAAGGATTGTCCTGCACAGTATGCAAACGAAAATGGCACTCCTACGCAAAAGTGGGAGAATGTCAAAACGTTGCTCAAAGATATTCTTACCTCAAAACTCCACTATGTCAAAGTCCCTGAAACCCACATCGTCATTGACTTTGATATTCCGGGCGACGATGGCAAGAAATGCTTTGAGCGAAATCTGGAAGCAGCGTCCAAGTGGCCTACCACCTACGCAGAACTGAGTAAATCTGGTGCAGGTATTCACTTGCACTATATTTACACAGGGGACGCAAGCAAACTGAGCCGTGTATACGATGAACATATTGAGGTCAAAGTGTTCACCGGGAATTCTTCGCTGAGAAGAATGCTGACCAAGTGCAATGATATTCCGGTCGCCAAAATCAGCAGCGGCTTGCCATTGAAGGGAGAAAAAGCAATGGTCGATGTGAAGCAGATTCAAAATGAGAAGCACCTGCGGGTACTCATTAAGAAAGCCCTCGCAAAAGAAATCAGTCCCTATACTAAACCCAGCATTGACTTTATCGCTCATATTATGGATGAAGCCTACGAAAGTGGGATTCCCTATAATGTGGACGATATGCGCAATGCAATTCTTGCCTTTGCCGTAAACAGCACGAACCAGGCCGATGCTTGTCTGAAAATCACGGCGAAGATGCACTTCAAGTCAAGAGAGGATGCTGAATCACAGGTTGATGACGGTGAGAAAGCACCCATCGTATTTTTTGACTGTGAAGTGTTCCCAAATCTCTTCTTGGTCAACTGGAAGTTCGCTGGAGAGGATAAGCCGGTAAATCGGTTGATCAATCCTAGCCCTACGGATATTGAGAAGTTGACACAATACCGTCTGATTGGCTTTAATAACCGCAAATACGATAACCACATGCTTTGGGCTTGCATGCTCGGCTGGAATACGGAGCAGCTGTACGCACTGTCGAACCGTATTATCAATGACCATATGGGCTTCTTTGGTGAGGCCTATAACCTGTCCTACACGGATATTTTCGATTTCTCGTCGAAGAAACAGAGCCTGAAAAAGTTCGAGATTGAGTTGGGTATCCATCATCAGGAGCTTGGCTTACCTTGGAACCAGCCGGTGCCCGAAGAGAAATGGGAACAGGTCGCGGAGTATTGCGACAATGACGTTATCGCCACCGAAGCAGTGTTCAACTCTAAAGATCGAAAGGCCGACTTTGTTGCGCGTGAAATTCTGGCAGATGTTGCTGGGATGACCGTCAACGATACTACCAACAGCCTGACTACGCGCATTATTTTCGGCAAGGAAAAGCACCCTCAACTGGTGTATACGGATCTGGCTACCGGCAAGTCCGATTCGGTGGTAGAAGTCGAGCCTGATATTCTGACCGACAAGAACATTATCAACGCCTTCCCGGGTTATGAGTGGGTCAGAGGCGAAGATGGTCGGATGCACAATATGTTCCGTGGTACTGATTTGGGCCTTGGCGGTTATGTTTATGCCGAACCCGGTATGTATTACAACATCGCCCTGCTAGACGTTGCCTCTCTGCACCCACACTCGGCCGTCGCTCTAAACTACTTTGGCGACTACACCAAGAACTTCAATGACCTGATGGATGTACGTATCTATGTAAAACATGGTGAGTACGACAAGGCCAAGAAGCTCTTTGGCGGTAAGCTGTCCAAATATTTGGATGACCCCGCACAGGCGAAAGCATTGGCGCAAGCTCTGAAAATTGCTATCAACTCGGTTTACGGTCTAACCAGTGCAACTTTCGATAATCCGTTCCGCAACCCCAAGAACGCCAATAACATTGTGGCGCTTCGAGGGGCTTTATTTATGCGCACTCTGCAGGACGAGGTGCAGCAGCGTGGTTTCACGGTGGCACACATCAAGACGGACTCTATCAAGATTCCGGATGCAACGCCTGAAATCATCGACTTCTGCATGGATTTTGCGAAAAAGTACGGGTACACGTTTGAGCATGAGGCTACATACGAAAAATGTGCCTTGTGAACAACGCCGTTTATATTGCAAAGTATCTCGATGCAGATACAGCAAAGGCACAGTATGGCTATATTCCTGAAAAGAACGAGAAGAAGGGCGGTCATTGGACTGCGACTGGTGCTCAGTTTCAGGTGCCGTATGTGTTCAAGACGCTTTTCTCCCACGAAGATATTGTGTTCAACGACCTTTGTGAAACCAAGTCGGTTTCTAAGGGCGCAATCTACCTCGATAAAAACGAGGCTCTGCCCGAAGACGAGCACAATTATATTTTCGTGGGGCGCGTTGGTCAATTCTGCCCCATCAAACCCGGATGTGGCGGAGCACTACTGATGCGTGAAGCGGGTGTCCGAGACGATGGTGAGACGAAATACAATTCGGTCACTGGAGCCAAAGACTACCGCTGGTTGGAAAGTGAGATGGTCTATAACCTCCATCTGGAGGATAGCATTGACCGCTCTTATTTCGACAAGATGGTAGACGATGCAGCTGATACCATTACAAAATACGGCGATCTGGAATGGTTTGTATCAGACGATGATGGAATGCCGCCTTGGCAGAATCCTGATTTACCCTGGGGTGATATTCAGGACGAAGCTGCAAGAAATTATGAGGTGAGATAAATGGAAAAACTTCCCTGGAATCCTAGCAAAGACGTGATTAGGGTGTCGGCAAACAACCTGGGAATTGACATTGACAGGGCTATTTATACTGCGATGGCAATTGACTACTCCAGCCAGTCCACAGAGCAGACCAAGAAGAATGATATTGTGCGGCTTGGCATGTGCAATGTCAGCATCCGCAAGGTCATATTCAGCAATCCGGCAACAATTGTTCTGTGGTCGGATGGCACCAAGACTGTGGTGAAGTGTGGGCCTGATGATATTTTCGATAAGGAAAAGGGTCTCGCTATGGCTATTGTGAAGAAAATGGCAGGCAATGATAGCCGATTCCACAAGGTCTTTAAGAAGTGGTGTAAGCCGGATGAAACTAACGAGGATGCTGGCGCTTATGCCAAGGTGTTGAAAGAGCTGGATCAGGTGGCTGCGCAGACCAAGGATGGTATCGTGGGGTTGCTGGCAAAAATGAGTGCGGCGATGCACTAAAGAAAAGAGTAAAGGAGTTTCTATTATGAAAGCAAAGGTAAATATTGACAATACCCGGTTCATTTTCGACACCAATTTCTCCGGCGACCCGAACCGCGACCGTTACGGCTCGTCCCGGCGGCGTGTGAACGTGGTCATCCCTACGGAGGAGCAGGCTCAGCAGCTCATCGAAATGGGGCTGAACGTCAAGCAGACCAAGCCGAACCCCAACTACACCTACGATGAGCCGTTCGTACCAACTTTCTACGTTCCGGTGACGGTCAACATGGACTCCAAGTGGCCTCCGCAGGTTTTCTGGATCACCACCACCGGCCGCAAGGTTGCCTGCAATGCTGAGAACATCGGTCAGCTGGATTATATCCGCGTGAAGAACGTGAACCTGCAGGCTAACCTGTATGAGAACCGGAACAACCCCGGCCAGTACACGCTGTACGCGGATATTCTCTACGTGGAGCAGGATGCAGATGCCGACCCGTATGCGGAGCGCTACGCTCAGTACGCAGAGCCTGCTCCTGAAGTGCCGTTCTAAGGAGGATACTATGGAAAAACTGTTTATCAGCTGTCCGATGCGCGCTCGCACTGCAGAACAGATCCATGCGACTATGGACCAGATGCATAAAATCGCCGAGGCTATTTTCGACGAAGAACTGGAGGTCATCCCGACTTACTTTGAGGGCACCCCTCCTGAAAAAGCCAATGATCGTCTGTGGTATCTGGGCAAATCCATTGAGAAAATGTCCGAGGCGGATTGCTTCATCGGCATTTTCGATGACCAGAAAGATTATGATGGCTGCATCATCGAGAACCATGTCGCCAAACTCTACGGTGTACCGCAGTATCTGGTGAATATTGCGTACGTAGCACCGGACATCATGGAGCGGCGTTTGCAGCATATGGTCTGATGGTATTTATCGAGTGCCGGGGTCGGTCCTCGGTTGAATGATCCAGTCGGTGAGTGCCCACGTCGCAAATGGCGTTCTCAGAGGAAACAGCTCGATTGATATTTTGATTTTGGGAGGTTGAACGTATGAAAATCTTGAGAATCCAGCCCAAGAAGTATCCTGAAGTTATTGAAATCGACGGCTCGCTCGAATCTCTTCAGAAAGAAGTGGCCGGCCCGATTCAGGCGGTCTACCCGTGGGATGATCCGGTTGCACTTATCTGCAATGAGGAAGGAAAACTGATTGGCGTTAACTTTAACCGGACTCTCATGGATGCAGATGGTACACCTACTGATGTGATTGCAGGTGCATTCCTTATTGTAGGGTTGACGGAAGATGACTTCGGCGACCTTTCGCAGGAGTACATCGACAAATATGAGAAGCTGTTCCACCAACCGGAGAAATTCTGGCATGAGATTGACGAACGGGGAAGAACTCATCTGAAAATCGATTGCTGTGATCCGGAAGAGTAAGACACTCTAAAATCAAACAACCTGGAGCTTCGGAGAAATCTGAGGCTCTTTTTATTTTGGGTCAGTAGCTTAGTCTGGCTGAAAGCTGGCAGCTCATAACTGCGTGATCGCGGGTTCAAATCCTGCCTGACCCACCAGAGGTGCAAGCCTTATATTTGAATAAACAAAGGAGAAAACAGCATGAGCGCAAGAAACTATGTCCCGGCAATGGTGAAATGGATGGTCGAGGAAGGTACCAAGAACACCTCCAGCGGCAACTGGATATTCACGAGCGCGGAAATTGCAGAAGCATTTCCTGTAGCCGAAAGCAGCGTGATTGAGATGTTTGGAGCAATCCTGACCGAAGTTTATCAGCATGAAGCTGTGGCGGAAGCAAATGTAAATTTCGAGAGCGACGGTTCGGCAACTTTCGATTTGACCTTCTACACAGATTACTGCCCGAACATCAGTGATGAAACAAAGGCTGGGTGATTTTCATGGGTGATAGCAAAGTTACAAAGCGCTGTGCAAAGTGTGGCGCTGTGATGCACAACGTGTCTGTGGCAAGGAAATACTGCGATTTTTGCAGATTTGGCTATGCAACCAATGACCCGGTACTGCCTTTGGTACATCCGAAGTACACTGGGCCGACTCTGCAGGAAATCATGAGAGAGGCTACCAAGGAGGGGCTTCAGTATGCAGAATATTGTAAAAAACACGGACTGCACTAATCACATAAAGGAACTCTGGAAAGTTTTTACAAAAGACGGCAAAGAACTTTTTTCCTACACGATTCGCGGTGAAGGTGAAGACGAGGAAGAATGCACCAAACAGCTTTTAGCTTATGAGAACCATTGCTATCCTAACCAGATTCATGTTCACACGGAAATGAGGTGATTGGATGGCAGGTATAACGCTCTATGACTACCAAAAAGATGCACTGGAACGAATGAAAATTGGCTGCATCTTATGTGGTGGTGTGGGAAGCGGAAAATCAAGAACCAGTTTGGCATTTTACTATACGCTCTATGGTGGCACAGTCAACACCAAAAACTACGTTAAGATGCATGATCCACCCGACTTGTGTATTATCACCACTGCGAGGAAGCGCGATACAGGCGAGTGGGAGGAAGAGCTGGCCCATTTCTATATGTCCACCGACAGCGACCTTGATATTTACAATCACAAGGTGGTTGTGGATTCATGGAACAACATCGGAAAGTACGTTGGCGTGAAGAACGCATTTTTTATTTTCGATGAGCAGAGAGTCGTTGGCAGCGGGCAATGGGTCAAATCCTTCCTGAAAATCACGAAGGAGAATGACTGGATTCTTCTGAGCGCTACTCCGGGAGATTGCTGGACAGATTACATTCCGGTGTTTATTGCAAACGGGTTCTATAAAAACCGGACGCAGTTCAACAATGAACACATAATCTATAGTCGTTTTTCCAAGTTTCCGAAAATTGACCGGTATCTGAACACCCAGCGACTGGTACGCCTGCGTGAACGGGTGCTTGTAGATATGGACTTTGAGCGACCTACTGTATCTCACCATGAGAATGTTTTTGTCGAGTATGACAAGCCTAAGTATCTGGAAATTTGTAAAACTCGCTGGAACCTGTGGGAAAACAAACCCATTGAGACCGCCAGCGAGTTTTGTTATTTGCTGCGGAAACTGGTGAACACAGACCTGACTAGGTCGCAAAAAGTTCTGGATATTTGCATGACCCGCCCCAGAGTCATAATCTTCTATAATTTCGATTATGAGCTGGATATTCTCATGAATCTGCCCTATGGCGGTGATGCGGAAGTAGCGCAATGGAACGGCCATAAGCACCAGCCAATCCCTGACGGTAAGAAGTGGGTATACCTGGTCCAGTACAATGCGGGCGCAGAAGGTTGGAACTGCATCAAGACCGATACCGTCATATTCTACTCGCAGAACTACTCCTACAAAATTATGGAGCAGGCTGCAGGCAGAATCGACCGGCTGAACACACCTTACAAGAACCTGTTCTACTATCATCTGAAGAGCAGGGCTGGTATTGATCTTGCAATCGGCAGAGCCCTGATGGAAAAGAAAAAGTTCAACGAAAGGAAATTTTATGGCATATAAAAATTGTCCGATGTGCACGAGATATGATTATTGCATGGAAGACGGGCGAGTGTGTGGCGTTACCGAAAAACTCATTGAACAATGGTTTGACGAAAAGCTCGAAGTATTAAACGAGACCCTCGATGTTTGTCGGCAACAGTCAGCATTTGGAAATGTTTTTCTCATGCTGTCTGATAGCGATATTGAGGCATTGAAATCGGGAAAGGTTTTGCACTGGGCGGGCGAAACGTTCAAATGCGGAATATTTGTTCGATATGAAGGAGTCAAGAAAAATGTGCAACCCATCGAAGAAAACAATCAAGAAAATCGACCGGATGCTGGAGAGCAGATGTAAGGAGCATAGAACGTTTGGAAATGCGCTGAAAATGTATATTTTTCGCAATCCTACTGAAATCGGCTTGGATTATGTAACATTCTGCGGCAAGGCTGGATATTTCATCGGAGTTTCACTGGAGGAATCTGGTGAGTACAACTTCTTCGGCATTTATTCGCCGGAGCAGGTGTTGGAGGTTGTCTGATGCAAAATTTGTCGAAGAAGCACTTGAAACAGATTTACAGGCGCAGGAACGGCTTTGGCGGAGCTACCGTTATGTTAAGCAAGTTCTTTCGTGCCGCTCCGAACAACCGGGCAGATTACAATAAAATGATGGACTGGCGCTGGAGCATGTGCACAAACGTTCGCTACATGATTCCGGGAGAAAAATTAAACGGGGCAAAAAAAGTAGCTCTGAGACATGAAGGACTTGTTAAGAGTGCTTATTTCTTAAATGCCGGTCTCGCAGATTTAGGAGCGACGATTTTAGATGCTACGTCTAGTATCAACAATTTTACATCAAATTTGAGAGGAGTATTTGAAAAATGAAAGAACTTGAAAAGAAAGTTGCAGAAGCCGAACTCAAAAAGGTTAAAGATGAAATCTTGACGTATGCCAACAAAGATGAACTGGCAAATCAGGTCGTTACACGGACAACTGCCGATCCGGAATTTCGTCACTTTATTGTACTGACGATACGGGCGATTACCCTGATGAGAACGCTGGAGGAAGAGAACAATGATTAAGGACTCTGGCGACCGCACCGAATTTGAAACCGGTGCCAAGCGTGATATGCATGCAGGAAAGGGGCGGATGGATCTTTTGCCTTGGTATGGCATCATGGAGGTCAGCAAGCACTGCGAAGAAGGCGCACTGAAATACGGCGAACACAATGTTGATAAGGGCATCCCGCTGCATTCGCTGCTGGATAGTGCTTCTCGGCATCTGGCGAAGTACATGGTCGGAATGGACGACGAGGACCACCTGCGAGCTGCCTGCTGGAATTTGCTTTGGGCTCTTAACCAGCGCGTGACGCACCCGGAATTGGATGATAGGTTTGTGCCAAAGATGAAAAGCTCGAACGATGAACAATTTATTACAGTTGTCTGCAGTTCCTGTGGTAGTCATTTTGAAGCGCCGACCGAATGGTGGGTCCGTAAAAGAGCACAGTATACCAATATTCCAGACGGAGTGATGACGACTTGCCCTCATTGTGGGAATGTAACAATCGTTCGGGAGGTGAAGCCTGATGAATGACTGGATGCGCGAAGTGGATTATGCAACCTACTGCCCGAAGTGCAAGAGCTTCAAGGTGCTGGAGACGGATGAACCCTGCAACGAGTGCCTGACGGAGTGTGCACGGGAGGGCAGCAAGAAGCCCGTGAAGTTCGAGGAGAAGACGCGAAAATAACAGACTCCTTTATGAGGTAAACTCATATTTGAAAGGAGATACTTATTATGAAAAAAGCATTGAAGGTTATTGTAAAAATGGCATGTATGTGCGGTGCCGTAGCATTACTGCTGTTTGAAGCTTATGACACATGTATTAGACCGAAGATCAATATGATCAAATCTGAGACATGGAACAAGGCTTGGGACAGCGGGTATAAATACGGATATCACAATGGCCGTTTTTGCGGACTGTATGATGCACTTAGAAACGAGTATATTACACATGAGGAATATGAGAAACTAATTGGAGAAGATTAAAGGTGAAGAGCCGTGGAGAAATCTGCGGCTCTTTGTTTTTTATCATCGAAGGAGATGCTTGTATGCAACGTATGAACATTAAATGCTGCCATTGTGGGGACTATACTCCATTTATCACAGAGGAGAACATTGAAGTTATTCCTCAAGTTAATCTCACAAGAACCGACATGGATTGTTTGGGCGATATCGCTGAGGCATTGAGGGAATGCGGTTGCTTGGGTACGTGTGATTTCTTACGCCGGGTTCAGAGTGAAGTGACCAAAATCGTAGAGTATCAGGAGGAACGGTGAACGCTAAATGATATTTGCTGAAGAGGATTTGAACTCTTTGAATGCTATTGCTGGACTATTGGCTTCATTCGGGTGTGATAGTCAGGCTGGCTGTGTGCTTTATATTCAGCACAAAATCGCAAAGACCATGGAGGCTGACGAAAGGAAATGCAGAAATGAGAAACATGTCTAAGAAAACCTGGAAACTCCGGGTTTGGAATCACATGACCGAGATGCAGAAACTGGATTATCTTCTTACGAAAGCGGGCATTACACATGAGATGGAAAGAAGATTTCCTGAGAACGATAAAAACCAGCCTGAAGTTTACGGCCCTGGAGCACTGCATGATGGAGGCTATCAGATTACAGTTCGAGATAAATCTGGCACATATCTGTGGGATGCGGTATGCGGTTGGTACACTTACGGGTTTCCTCATTTACTCGAGGTGTGCGGGCTAGCACTTGTTGATCATCATGATGTCGAGGGCTGGCTCACGGCTCGGCAAGTTATGAAGATGTGGGGGCGTAGAAATGCTGCGAAAAATCGCTGATTTTGTCAAAAAGATATTCCGCATGGAGCCGATCCCGACAACGGTTAATACCCTGCGGGAGGCTTTACAGGCCTTGGAGGTGGCTCGGAACCACTTCGAGCACTGCGACCCGGAATTTGTGGATGCGGCTATTTTCGAGTTGAACGCTGCGGAGTGCCGGGTGGATGCTGTGAGGAGGTGCGCGGGGTGACAACATTCTATTTTCCAGCTTACAAATGTAGCTTATGCGAACAGAAATTCAATGATGGTCTCTGCTATGTCGGTTTAGCCGATGCTCTAAATCATGTGCCTGAATTGAAAAAATATGAACCGGTTCACCACTGCGAGCATGGAAATATTGGCTTCGGAAAGTTTGCAGGATTTGAAAGGGTTGATGAAAAGTGACTGATATTTGGACGAAAGTTGGCAAATTTCTTGGCCGAGCTATCGCGCTGACACTTATTTTGTGCGCTTGGGCCATCATTATTGAATTCACGCTGAAGGTGCTTTGGTTTATCTGGTTTCGGATTCTGCTGTGAGGTGCGATATGATTGACTACGAAGAAGTTGTTGAGGCCATATGGAGGTACGACATCCCTCGAATCGACATTGATGAGGATGTTACGACGCTTTATGCGGATGGCAAAGCTTTTGCACAAGTTATTCGCAGGCCTGACGGGTCACGCGAGGACTTGTATTTTGAGGATTACGAGCTTCAAAAAGATACCCTGATCAAGCCGCACGCTAAGTTGCGTGATGTGGTCGAGCTTTGCATGAATGGCGACATTAGCTACGTAGATGTCCGTGAATGGTGCATGGAGAATGATATTTCACTTGGACAGTTCGACAGGTGGCTTTATGGTGCGCTGAGAAAGTCTGATACCCCTTCCCGGGTGAAGCCGAAAGAACCGTGGCCATATCGTGTGGTGGCGGGCTTAAACCGGGTACTGGAGATTCTGCTTGACTCGATTTTGGAGGATTTTATATGAGATGTTGTCCGGTATGCTATTCAAAAGTGAGGCCAACTGTATACGGAACAGCGACCACTGGGACAAGCCTGGAAATCAAGTATAAGATTCAGTGTAGGAATTGCAGATTTGGATGCGATAAAGCAGGCAGTGTCATAGTGCAATATGATGAAGAAACGATGAACCCAATAGCAGATGATCATGGCTTACGGAAACTTATTAGAGACTGGGATTCTATTTTGCGAGATCCTGATAGAGAAAGGCTGGCTGATATATGAAGTACACATTTTGGTTTGAATGTACCGACAATGGTGGTGGACATCAGGCTTTTGAAGTCAAAGCAGAGAATAAGCAGGAGGCCATCAAGAAGGGCATGGCGTTTGCAAAGAAACATGCTTCGGGTGATATCTGTGGGGATTGGGAGTGCAAAATGATATCGGAGTGGACAACATGAACAACGACTTCGGAGCACTTACGATACTTGCACCTAAATGCCAGAAGTGTCCGAAGGTGGAAACTTGCGACCATAAGCAACTGGCTCATCTCGGATACATTATCCCGATCGAGGATATTGGCATCAGCATGGTGGCCCAAAGAGGTAATGGAAAGAGCCTCAGTCAACTCGAAATGGTGGATTCATTGATGAAAAGGAGATTTAATTATGAAAATCGTTGAACCTAAGTACGAAATCCTCACTGATATTTCTAAGGGAGGCATTAAGGAGCTCAAGCAGATCGAGCGGGTGGCCCGGGTCTGCTACAAGAGCGAGGACAAGATCACGCCAGATGGTGAGTCGGCGAAGAAGCTGGTGGGCTTTCTGGTGAAGCAGGGGCATGAGGCTATGCTGGAGCATTCTCAGCTGAGCGTGCTGTTCACGTGCGACCGTGGTGTGGCCAATGAGCTGGTGCGGCACCGCATTGCTTCTTTTGCACAGGAGAGCACCCGGTACTGCAACTACTCAAAGGAGAAGTTTGGCGGGGAGCTGAGCTTTATTCGGCCGTTTTATATTGATGTGACCGACACTGACAAGAAACGTGAAAACGCAGAATATACGCCTGGCGGCACTTGGCTTGATTCCTGCGAATCTGCAGAAATCCTTTATAAGGATATGATCGCACTCGGCATGCGTCCCGAGCAGGCTCGCTGCGTGCTGCCGCTGTGCCTGAAGACTGAGATCGTGATCACGGCCAACTACCGTGAGTGGCGCAACATCTTCAAGCTGCGTACTCCTGTGGCGGCCCATCCTCAGATGCGTGAGCTGATGTGCCCGCTGCTGAAGGAACTGCAGAGCAAGATCCCGGTGGTGTTCGATGATATTTACACGTACTGGCCGAATGATGACCAGACGGGAAATGAAAGTGTGGAGAAGTGATGCGAATTGTGCTGCTCGCAAGCATTATTTTACAAGCTATCGCAATTGGAATGTCTTTTGCTGAGAACATCGGTAAAGAAAAACAGAGAATCATCAGATATACAGGATGGTTCTTGCTTTTGATTTACATGGTATTTGGTTGAGGTGATTAACTATGAAAATCGTATTATTTGTGTTGTTGCATGCCTGATGATGCTCGTGGGCTGTGTGGCTCTGTGTGGCTGCTCCGAAGCGGATAAGGTGAATCGGAATATTTCCAAGCAGGCCAACTACTTTGAAGCTGAGCGCCGGATCACGGTCTATAATGCACGTACGGACAATGTTATCCTTGAAATGGAAGGCGCTATGTCCATCTCGAACAATGATAACAATGAACTTGTATGTACGGTGAAGACCGGTCCGAACGAGTATAAGAAGAATTATATTTACCTGAACGAATACACCATGTATGTTGTTGAGGATATCACCGGCACTCATACCGATCCATACCACTATAAGCTCTATTTCCACACGGATATTCTGCCGGACGTGGAGGTAAGGTCGTGATGACTACATACGAATTCGTAGATAGCATGGGTGTGCCTGTTTGGATGAGCGGTTTTGATGCTCTCATCGATGCTATCGATATTCTCAAAAACGCTCTGCAGAACAACGAATCGCCCACCATTGTGGACATTAACCGAAAGCTGTGCGTGAAGTATCACACGAGCGCCATTGCAATGGACAGACTTCTTCGTCGGGCGGTAGACTATGCAGTGATTCGGAAGCAGACGCATGAGCCGCTTTATTACGAGGTACTGGGCAATACTCCTCGGCAGGCGATGCCTTTGAAACAGTTCATGTATATCTCTGCGCGATATTTGATGCGGGAGGAGGTGCAATAAGCGATGTGCGATATTTCTAGCATTGACCAAAAGAGTATCGACGATGGTAAGGTTTGGGTACGCATTCGTGGCACTAATCCGACTGTTCAAAAACCCGTGGGCGAAATCCAGTATGACACGATGATTCCTGCTGTAATCTTCCGGTACAAAGGAGAAAATTGCAGACGGATAGTGGCCATTATCAACCTTGACATCATAGTCAAAGACTGATATTCTTGGGACAGAAAGGGTGTGCTCTGGATGGGATTTTCTAAGGACTTGAAGGAAATTATCATGATGCGCATGGCACTAAAAGAGAAGAAACGGCAAGAAGAGGAAGCTGAGAGAAGGCGCTACTTGTTCGTTATGTTGCTCATCTTTGCAGCACTCATGGCATACGTTTCCGTCATGGCAATGTTTGAAAATTTAGGCATCATCCGCTGAAAAAGGGAGGCTCTGGAGCAATTTCAGGGCCTTTTCTTTTTGATGTCAATATTTGTCAATAATTGTCACGGTGTGAATTTTTGGCCATTTTTCTCGTGAAATTTTTGTCAATAATTGTCAATGTGTGAAAATATGGCGA